TCTGGAAAACGCCTATCTGAAAAACGCCGATCTGGAAAACGCCAATCTGGAAAACGCCAATCTGAAAAACGCCGATCTGGAAAACGCCAATCTGGAAAACGCCAATCTGGAAAACGCCAATCTGTATAACGCCAATCTGAAAAACGCCGATCTAACCGACTTATTAAAACAAAATTCAGTCCATACCCTCCTTACTATTATTAATTGGGGTCAACTCCCCGATAATCTTACCCTAGAAATGATGCGCCATGATGCTGAATCGTGTGGAATAGACGCTATGACAAAATGGGCCAACGGTGGTGATTGCCCGTTTAGCAACAGCGTTCGTGATTATCAATTTACGGAGAACCGGGCCTTGTGGATACCGGGGGAACCTACCTTGAGAGGTATCAAGCTACTGGAAGCCCTTTGTGTTATTAAAGGGATAAAGATTACAAGGGGGTAAAGACGATGGAAGATATCACAATGGGTCTATTTTTGATTTGGCTAATAACCGGAATACCAACATTATTCTCAGAAATATACCTGATACGGGAATTTATAAAAGAAATAAGGGAGGAAACCCATGGCTAATCAATTTGTAATCAAAGAAGTAGTCCTTGGCACATATCCCGGCTTTACCAAGAAACTGCAAGTCATGGAAGATGGCATATACCGTATCTACTACGATACCGGCGACCAAAAGAAGAATCCCCGATCGGTGGTATTCACTAAGCAGGAATGGAGAAAAGCCATGGAAGAAAGTCAAGGTGCGCTATGACCGAATTCGACAAGCGGTATCACATAGACGTGGCATGGGCCTTCCTCATTGTCTGTATTTGTGCCATAGGTGCCCTCTTCCTCAACCATTGGGACCGGAAAATTACCCGCGAGACAGAGCGGGCAAAGGTCACGGCTGAATATCAAAAGGCTATCCGGGCCGGAAAGGTTATCGACGTGGGAGATCGGAAAATACGGATTGTCGAGATTGTAAATGGGGAGGAATAACCATGGATGTAAACGGAATACCCGTTGTGTACGAGTACCATCACAGAATTACGGAACGGGCGTTACTCCTTGCCTGTGAACAGCTATTAAGCTGCCCCCATTATGAGCATGACCGCTGCCAAGGGGGATATGAGCATGAGCCTTACCCTGATTGTGATCAAGAGCAAGGGGAATGTTGGGCGAGGTATTTTGAGAATGAGGCGAGCAAGGAAATCAGAGCGGCAGAGGCCGCGTAGGGAGGGATTAGATGGCAGGATTCAAGAAAGCAAAAGCGGAACAGGCCGCGTTAAAGGTGGGGATGTATGGGCCAAGCGGATCGGGGAAAACCTTCACAACACTACTTATGGCTGAAGGATTGGCGAGAATTACGGAAAAACGAATTGCTTTTGTCGATACGGAAAGAGGGACAGATTTTTATTGTAAGACTATACCGGAAAGAAGAATTCATCCAAATGCCTTTGACTTTGATGCACTATACACACGCAGCATCACTGAGGTGTTAGATGCAATCAAGGGCCTCAAAACAAACGAATATGGCGTAATAGTCGTAGATTCCATCACCCATATATGGGAAGCGGCAAGAATGGCATACAACGGTAAAGAAACGTCTGCCGGCACCATACCCATGTATGCGTGGGGAAAAATAAAAAAGCCCTACAAAGAGCTTATTAATATACTTCTGTCAAGTCCGATGCACGTTTTTTTCTGTGGCCGCCAAGGAAACGAGTTTGAAACCGACGAAGACAGCGGAGAATTAAAAAAGGTCGGGGTGAAAATGAAGGCAGAGGGAGAGACCCCGTATGAACCCCATATTCTGATTCACATGGAAGGCATAAAGGATAAAAAAGGAAATTCTATTATAACCGCCTTTGCAGAAAAAGACAGGACAGGGATTCTTGCGGGGAGAACAATAGAATGGCCCGATTTCGACAATATGATCAAACCCTTGCTTTCCACATTAGGGGGTATTCAGGCAACCATAACGAGCGAAGAAGAAACTGGGCAGAAAGATGCAGAAAGGATTACCAAAGACGATCTGGATCGAACCATTGAGAGTGGAAACATAAAAGAACATTTTCAAGCAAAACTGGTCCTGTGTAAGACAAAAGATGAACTTAGAGACCTTAACAATGAATTAACGCCGGAAGTAAAAAAGAAAATGACATCTTCTGACATGGCAGAATTAAGGGAATCGTGGGTTAAACAGGCAGATAAGATAAAACAATGAAGAATAAAACCTGTCCCACCTGTAAAAAACTCGGCAAGAAGTCCTGTCCCGATTATCCCAAGGACTGCGGACCTGGGGGATGGTGTGGAGCGGGGAAATGGGCCAATGCAGACAAGGGGCTATGTAAAGGATGTCGAATAACCAGCGCCGATTTTGATAGTCCGAACGCCACATGTCGTCATGAGAGATAGAGGGGGGAAAAGTGATAGACCTTCAAGAGTTTTGCAGTGACAGAAAATTCATCGACCGGCCATGGTCACGAGACGGTTACACTTACGCAACAAACGGAGTAATCATTGTCAGGGTTCCTTTTGTAAAGGGAGTAGAAGACAATCCATCGGCCCCAAGCCTAAAGGAGTTGTCATTTGATCGTGAAGTTACGGAATGGCTGACCCCTCAGATAGAAAAAGTGGAGCCTATAGAGTGTTCGGAATGTGACGGTAAAGGATATTATACCTGTCAAGAGTGCGGGACCGAGGATATCTTTTGTAAAAACTGTGGCGGCAAAGGTGCGTTGCTGCCCCAAGTAGAAGTTAAGGTGGGCAGGTTGACCTTTTCCAATCACATATTGCAACTCATCGCCGATCTTCCTGACATCAAGATAGAAAATAGAGACCCAGAACCGTATATCCCTGTTAAATTTGTTTTTGAAGGCGGTGACGGGATGATAATGCCGTTGAGAATTATATGACCTGCCCCCAAAACTACCCCGCCTCCCGTCTATGCACCCGCCCATGTTGCCGGGAATGCGAGGATAAATGTTCGGCACGGTGTGGGGAGAGTTTACCGTCACAGGATGGAAGGGAGTGCAGAGCCTATAATCCTCAGATGAGGTCTAAAATATAGGAATGGGTGTTACCCTGTTCCCCGGTCTCAGGGTTACAAAAGGCCGGGAAGGGATGGAAAGAGATGGTAGAACCGTATTACCAAGACGAAGCAATCACCATTTTCCATGGAAATTCCCTTGATGTTTTGAAGGAATTGCCGAGTGAATCGGTTCATTGCTGCGTGACCTCTCCTCCTTATTGGGGTTTGCGTGATTATGGCTGTAACGGGCAGCTTGGTCTTGAGAAAACCCCCGCCGAGTATATTGCCAACATGGTTGAAATATTCAGGATGGTGAGGGAATTGCTCACCGATGACGGGACGCTGTGGCTGAACATCGGTGATAGTTATGCTTCCGGGAAAGGTACTTGCTTTAATCCGGGCGGTGGATGCTCGAGCATTGGCAAGGACAGGAAAGAAGCAGGGGCACACCCCCTTGATCGCGGGAATAAGTCAGACCTCGAGGCGGTAGGACTTAAACCCAAAGACCTCGTGGGTATCCCATGGATGGTAGCCTTTGCTCTTCGTGCTGATGGCTGGTATCTTCGGCAGGACATAATATGGTCAAAACCAAACCCTATGCCCGAAAGCGTGACTGACAGATGTACTAAGAGTCATGAGTATATCTTTCTGCTGAGTAAAAGCCCTCGGTATTACTACGATCAGGAGGCGATAAAAGAACCCATCAAAGATACAAGCGTGGCGCGTCTTATTCAGGATGTGGAGAGTCAAGCCGGGTCTGAAAGGGTACCGGGAAAGACAAACGGGAATATGAAAGCAGTAAAGTTTGGAGGTAATAAGCAATGCCCCGATACCAGGTTACAAAGTGGAAAAGAATGGCATCCTTTGTGTGCGGGTGGATCCCCTGCCTCTCAAGGGCATAGTGGGTATTTCAATGTTGACGGCACTGCCCGTGGTGGCATCATGGCGAACAAGAAAAGTGTGTGGACGGTAACAACGAAGGGATATAAAGAAGCCCACTTTGCCACATTCCCGCCCGAACTGATAATCCCCTGCATCAAGGCTGGTTGCCCTGAAGGTGGCATTGTTCTTGATCCCTTCTTCGGTTCAGGCACTACCGGCGAGGTGTGCCGGAAACTTAGCCGGAAATGTATAGGGATTGAACTGAACGAAGCGTATATTGAGGATTTGGCAATCAAGAGATTTGCACAGGGGGTCTTGCTATGACCCCCTCCAACCTCCCCCTCACCTGTACCCCCTCGGAGTACGAAAAAGGAAAAAACATGAACACAAAAGACAATTATAACTGTTATTCTTCAGATAAATCTTGCAGTGTCTGCTCCTTCGTCTGGGATTCCATTTGGGAAGACCTCTATTGTCGCCTCTTCCCTGATAGATGCCTCAAGTGCGGGGGTACGCTACAGTCATATAACGTTGATAGCTTCTACTACAAAAAACAGTGCGAGAACGGTCACAGCCCGAACCCGCTTTATAGGTTGAGAGATGATAGACCGGGGAAAATATGAAGGAGGTTAATCGTGGATAGAGAGAAAAGACGGGAAGAGATAGCAAAAATCATCCATGACACAGCGCATACTGGATTTCTTTGGACACATTGGACCGAAGAAACTAAAGACAGTTTTAGAAAACGGGCTGATCAAATCCTCACCCTCTTCGACAATGACATGATTGAGGGGATAGAGGTAGTCCCTCCATGTCATTGTAATTCAGACTGCAATGATCAAGAAAGACTTCACGATTGAAGGGAAAATAAGAACGGCTTGACCATGACCGACATTACCCCCCATACATGATAGATTCTGCTTGCCGTCTTCGCACGAGTCCCTTGATTGTTCTTCCCCCCGCTCGCGTCCATTTCAAAAACTCCCCTGCCGCGTCCTCATGTTCCCCTCTGTTCACCTTTTGCCGTAGCGTGGATCTCTGCAAGGCACCCCCGCCCAGGTTGTAGGTGAACGATACCAGAGCGTCAAACTGTCCATCAGATAAGGGCACCTTGATCAATCTGAGGACCGCCCTTTCTGCCGCCTCAACATCCTGCCTCAACAGTTCCTCGGCTTCTTCCTCGGTCACTGAATCGGGAAGGGGCTGTTTTGTATGTCCATACCCGATGGTAGGGATGCCCACCAGATCCAAATACATCTTTGCGCTAAAGCCCTCAAACCCCTTTATAAATTCAAGCCCCTCTTCGGTTATGTGTCTCATTTGAGTTTAAACACCTTGGCGCTCATCCTCTGCCCGAAATAATAAGATAAAGTAAGGAGTAAGGCTGCCTGATCAAACTCACTCCACAAGAGCATTATTGCCTTTTCCCACGGAATGCCTGGAGTCTTGACCATCTGCACGTATTGACCGATCTTCACAAAGACATACAGGCCCATGAACGCATAGGTGATGGTAGGTCTCACTGTCCCGTTGTATATCCCAAGGAGAGCATCGGCCCATTTCACCCCCGTCTCTTTAATCTCTGCCGCTTTGTAGAGCGCCGCTGATTCGCTTATGTCTGCCTGCGTGTTGATCTCTTCAAGTTTCTGGACGTGAAGCCTCTCCTGCGCCTGTATTTGTAATTGCAAAACTGACAGTTCATGCGCGTTGTCCTGTTTTTGTTTGAAATACCTGAGAATATCAGGGATGAAACCGCCCACAAAACCTATTATACTGCTTATGATCGTGATCATGTGTTCCTCCTTTCAATAATGGCGCGGGTTTATAAATGCTCTGCACGAGGATTCACCACACGTGCATTTTCGCCCCCCACCCATACTTTTATACTCCCTTCTTTCGGCACTCAGGACAGGGCCACTCTTTAAACTCGATATCCAGCCCTTCCCTGTCCGCTTTCTGCTGCATTTCAGCCGTCCACTCTATCCATTGCCCGTGACGATCAACGAGCCCACACTTGCACTGATAAATGAGTACGTGTGGCGTGATCCCGTTCGGGCGCATGGGGTTTTATTCTACGCCATCGCCGCCTTGACTGGCGATAGCCGCATCCACTCTTGCGATTATGTCTGCTTTTGTCTCGTTATCCAGCGCAGACTCCAGTGCCAGCCTCACCAGTTCTTTATATTCTGCCTCAGATTGAGCTACCAACTCGTTTCCGTCTGCGATAGCTTGTGCGACTTCGGTATTCATGATATATACCAGCCGACCCTCAAAGGCGTGTTCTGCCCCATACTTTTTGTTGATTATTTCCATGTCTGCATCGCTTATTGTGATTGTTGTCTCACCTATCTTTATTTCCACACTGTACCTCCTTATTTTTTAGTAGCACAGCCGGCCCCCGAAATACCGAAAGAGATTCGCCGACGAATAAGCCAGACTCAGACAGAAACCACCGTCATTCGAACCACTAATCGCACCACCACCCAGCAGCGCGACACGCCAGCCTGCGGCCTGGTAGTAATAGTCCGTTATCTTGGTTGTCGGTGCGCTGGCAGTTACTGCACCAGGCAGAAACCCACGGCTGATATTGAGGAGAGTTATCTGGTAGCCATCTGCGTTTGCATTATTGACTCCTATGTCTGTATAATTGGTGGCGGTGTCATCGGCCCAGTTCGTAGCATTGTTGGTCACGTATGACCGGTTATTGTTGGTGTTGATACCATCAACCCATTTCCACAAGTGACCAAACCAGTTTTCAATTCCTCGATAGCTGAGATACTTTGTGCTTTCGGTCGCGGATGAGGTTGACCCTGCGGTGTTACCGGTCGCATTGCCTATGGCGTTGGAGTTTCCTGACTTAGCGATGGGATTAGTGTCATTGTACGCCGCCCAATCAGTGGCGGCGGATATTCCTGCCCCGATCATCGACTGTGAATAAAATGAGGCATATTCTACGAGATAAAGGAGCTGGATTGCCGCGGCTAAGTCATAATCAAGTTGTCTCCATCCTGCCCCTCTGTTCGCGGCGTAGACCCTGAAATGCGCCCTTGTTCCATTTGCACTGCCTCCGGTGATAGGGGCGAAACCTGATACTGACGCGAGTTTATCGCCAGTGGTCGCGGTCGCATCCGTCTGGACCTGGATTACTGTGGTTGCTGCCGTCTCGTCGGTGAGATTTTCATCAACGGTAATTTTCGTCCCAGACACAACGGCTTTAACGGTCAGCGTTGCGTTGTTGTTTGTGGTTCCAGTAACTACAATCTTTTGACCTACTATAAGGTTGGTAGCCCACCCTGCCCGAGTGGCAATCGTTATGCTATCATCAGCCGTTGCGAATACAGCAGACACTGAGGTCTGGTGGAGGCCGCTGACGTACGCTGTCAGGGATGTGTCATAGAGGACCCCCTCGTAGGCTCCGATATAACGGTTGTCCACCGTGGCCCCATTCTTCACAAACGCGGGGTGGATTGAGAACCCTGAGAGCGGTACCGGGCTGATTTCCCAGTAATGCGTAGTGCCCACATATCTATGGCGGTAGTAAAATTTGGGTATCTCTACCATTACCTGACCGTCCGTGCCGCCAAGGTTGGCGGCAGTTACCCCGTCCTCTTTCTTTGTGCTGTCAGTATCGGACAGGTAATACACCACCGCACCCGCATCGGAAACTACACAGCGTCGCATGTTTGCCTGCACCGGCAAGAGCACGTTTGCCAGTGCTGCCCCGCAAGGCTGCCCAGCCGTCGATCCCGTTCGGGCATAAGTGTCCGTGCTTTCGTTCCAACTGACTCCGTAATACATTTGATTGCTGTAAGCCACGGGAGCCCACTCTGTTGCAATCCCCGGTTGTTTGGTGGTTATGTTGGCTATATTCGTCAACAGTTGCCAGTATTGCCCATTGTGATACACGCTGTAAGGTACCGCCGCCGCGCCGGTGAGGCTTGACCACGAGCCCTTGAAATTGGCCGCTGCTTGAGCGATGGCCGCCGAAGCCGCCGCCGCTATGTAGGACGACTCCTTTAGGTTAATGTTCGCTTCAAGGGCATTTGCCTGAGTGACAAAAGTTGACAGGGCTGCTATGAAAGCGTCTGCCAGTGTTGAAAACGTCGATGGTACGGCCCTGCTCGGTGCTGCTGGTAGTGCAGTTATAGCCATGGGTTTCTCCTTTTAAGTAATTCCTTCAATTTCAATGCTGCATATTGCAAAGGCCGGATAAGAAAAGACAATATTGAAATCCCGGTAAAATCCGAGCATGATCATTGAGGGATAGGTGGTTTCATCTGCTCCCACGTAGAGAATGAGCGTTGCCCGGTATGAGGCAAGCAACCTCTTTATATACGGTATTGAGTTTGTGGGGATAACCACGTCACAGCTCATCTTGTCGGCGTAGGCCCGCTCGGTGATTACCGTGTTCCCGAAGGCATCGGTATCTTTGACGCTGTAATCCATAATTCCCACGGACGGGCTGTATTGGGTGTCGCCTATGCTCATTTGTTTACCGAAAACGATGGTTCCAACCTTCGCCGTTCCCCCCGTATAGGTGATGGTGATATCTAAAGTAGTATTGAGGTATAGGGATATCCCAAGGCGGGCGAGGTCCGTAACCATTGTGATCTCGCTGAAAAAATAGGCGTACCAGTCCATTTCCGGCTCTGTTCCGGTCAGGGTCACGTCGAGAAGGTTGATGGTTTCATCATAGACAACCCCGTCAACGGGATCGGTCAATACAACCCGCACTGTTGCCGCTTCCAGGTTCAGGAAGGCTATGGAGTCAAAAACTTGCCCCGGCGTAATGCTGTACGTGATCGAGGTCGCTTGAGAAGTCTGTGAATTGGTCTTTGTATCAAAGGCTTTCCATCGGTTCGTACTCGAAACCTCTACCCATTTCGGGACCGTTGCCAGTACGTCAGTGGGGGGATAGTTGCCGACATTCCCCGCCGCAAGGGATTGATACACTTTGTGGACCTTATCTGTCGCCGCCGTGATAGTAGGGTGTGCCGCGCCCTGATCGGCCAGTTTCGCCCCTACTCCGGTCACGCCGATGATTTCACCCAGGGTAAAAGCCCCGGACCTTTCCCGAACCTGATAAGTAAGGGCAGTGAGTTTGGCAACACAGACACAGGTTTTCGCCGAGGTCTGCCCGGTAAGGATATCCCCCGCCGCCCAATCAGACGCAGGAGCCACATCGAGGGTGAGGATTTCAAGCCCGGTAGCAACCATGCAGTAATCGTCTTCGGCGTAGGTCGTACCCATAGCAAACTCTGTGTAATCGGTTTCGGGGACATTAGAACTTACGAGCATTGCGTCAGTCAGAGTTATAGGGCGGATTATCTTCATGCTTGACAAGCCTCGCGCGACGACGTGTCATTGTTTTTATAGACTATAGAGAGAGGTGACCTTATGCGTATTACAATAGACCAATTACCGACCGTTCCAAACATGGAAGAACTGCTTGAATACCCTGAAGGTATGGAAGAAAGAAGATCGTTTGCAGAACAGGCAGATGCCTTTCTTGATGCCCTACCAAAGTTTGTCGAGCAAGTAAACGAACAAGCAAAATTACATAAGTAGTTTTTCATCACGTCCTCGTGGCCGGGAGGCCGTCGTAATCGAATTTTTCAAGGGTCTTGGAGGTCTTCAAAGTATCTTTCCTTATGTTGTAGAGGTATGTTTTAAGGTCGCTTGTCTCCTGCCGTAGCTTCTTCACCTCTTCAATGAGGATCACATTATTACCGCTTTCCTTTGTGGACTGTCCGGTTCTCCATTCATCGGCCTGCGGTGCCGTTAATACCGCTTCATCCTCGTGCGCTCGCATAAGGTAGTTGTCATAAGGAACCCTGGTTAGGCCTGTAGCATGAGATGGCACCTCTCCGTATAATTCCCCATATCGCGCCATTAACTCATCCAGCGCGGCCTGTGTGTCGTCACGATTGGCTTTTGCCGCCTGCCACTCCTTTGCTGCTATGGTGGCGGTGACTATGGCTGCTGCGACAGCCGGATCATCGTTAGAGGCTACGTAATTGCGTAATTGGTATGCCTCCCCGAACTCCTTCATATACGTGTTGTATGCCTTTTCCAGTTCTGCTTTCTTTCTCACGCCAGTGGGCATGACATAGCCGGTTGCTTTAAAAGCCTGCCCTGCACTCAGGCTTTCCGCTGTTTCCTTATAACTGGCCGTTATGGACAGGGTAGAAAGTACCCTTTTGTACTCCTTGAGCGCTTCCCCGGCCTCTGCTACGGCTGTGGCCTTGGTTTCCTTTGTCGCGATATCCCTCACTACACCTATGTTTTTGGTAGCAGCATTGGATTTCTCCCATGCCACAGAAACCGAATTAATCAGTTCAAGCAGTTTCTTTTCTGTCACCGATATTTCAGTAATCCATTTTTCTTGCCTGCTTACGTCAGTAAGGTCAATGAGTTGTTGCAGGAGTGACACAGTTTTATTATTGGCTTCGAGTATCCCGCCGAGATGAGTTTGATTAGGGCTATCGGCAAGCATGGCGTCGAGCATCTCTTTCGTATACGTGGTATTGAGGTTCAGGATGTTTGTAATAACATCCTGTTTTGTGTTACCTGTGATGACCTGAGAAACAAGTCCCTCGGTCAATTGGTTTCCCAATGTGATCAACCCAGTGTGATCGGTCAAGAGCGCATTGGTAGATATAATTTTCCCGGTCTGATCTTTGATTAGCAGGTTCCCGTTTATAATCTCAGTGGTCTGACCTTTTATAATGGATTCAATGGCCGGCCCAACGGTTATTGTGGTGGTATGGTCTTTTACAATCATGGCTTCGATTGCCTTTGCTGCGGCTATCGCATTATCAGACTGCATCGCTGCGCTGGTTCTGAGTGTATCCAGGGCGCTTGTTGTCGCCTTCGCTTCTGCGGTCGTGATAAAACCATCTGCGGTGGTTTGTTTCAGTGTTGCAAGGGCGTCTCTTACTGCAACCCCTTCAGCGGTGTTATTGTTTATCACCTCATTGGCAATGGTAGTCAGGTGCTCGGCCAGTTTGTTCCCCGCCGCTGCCGTGCTGTCGGCTATACTTTTTTCAATCTTTATTGCTGCTTCCAGCGCTGCCTGTGCTTGTTTGGCCATGTAAGATAGTGATGTACCGCCAAGGGCCACGGATTGAGTTAATAGTGAAGTCATGGCGCCCTGTAGGGATGATAACGCCCCCGTGGTACTTTCCGCGTCTGCTGTGGCAATTAGCCCGTCTTTAGTGGTGGTCATCAACACCCCTATGGCCTCACGCCCCGCCGCCGCTTCTACACTGTTGTTATTGATAAGATATCTCTCTACATCCTTCAGGTATGCCCCGATTGTGGAGGATGAGAACGCCGCTCCCGATGTGACAGCCGTGGCAACTTTTTCAATCTTTGCCGTTGCTTCGGCCATCTGTACCGCTTCGGCTGAGTAGGCTGTCTGCTGTGCAACAAGGGCCTGGTTCAGAATGAGCGCCGTTGATGCTTGCATCGTTGCTATCGCGTCTTTTGTTGCTTTCGCTTCTGTAGTTTTGATAAGCCCATCAGCGATTGTATCCCTCAATACAGCTATCGCATCCCGGGCGGCCTTTGCCTCTACACTGTTGTTGTTATTCAGCCCTGCCTCTACCTCCATGAGATAAATACCCACAGTGTCAGCGGAGAATTTGGCGCCGTATTTTATGGAGTCTTGTACTCCTATGGTGGCCTTCAACGCGTCGGCTGCCTGTGTTGATGTAGTAGACAAGGATGCTTTTTCGGCTTCAACACTCTGATTCAAAAATCCCGTCATCACGGTTTGCAGGGTAGATATTGCTTTCTGTGTTGGAGCAGCTTCGGCGGTCTTGATAAGCCCGTCAGCGATTACCGTTTTAAGGGTATTAATGGCTTTTCTTGCTTCGATCCCCTCGGTGCTTGAATTGCCTACGAGGGTTTTTTCAACCTCGGATAAGTAGCCGCCTATAGTCGTAGCTGAGAAGGATGCCCCGGACGTAACCGCATCCCGGACCTTCAGGGTTGACAGTACGGCATTATCAGCAAGAAAGATATCATTCGATATAGCCTTGTTGGTTTCAAGAATCTCCTGTGCGAGAAGATTAGTTGTCGATACCCGCATTGCCGCTATGGCGTCAGTCGTGGCCTTTGCTTCTGTAGCAGTTATCAGACCGTCTTTGGTGGTTTGTTCGAGGATAGCAATGGCCGCCCGTGCCGCCGCCACTTCTTCCTTATCATTTGATATCAATGCCCTACTTGCTACACCGAGGCTTTCAGTTATCAGGTCAGCCGCAACACTCAGGGACGTATTTATATTGAGTGCCCCGGTGACTATCTTCTCTGTGATGACCGACATTTCTTGAGTAATGGCGGTTCCTTCAGCTATGACCCCGGTTGATATACCGGCAAGCCAAGAGTTACCCAGGGCCGTTTGCCCTGCCTGATCAGTGTATAATTGATTGGCAAGGATGATCTTTCCGGTCTGATCCTGTATCACTAGGACCTGTTCCCCATTCCCCGCCACGATCTGCTTAGTCTGTTGCTGTAACAGGTCATTGACCGTTGACAACAACCCCGCTTGTTGGGCGAGTATTTCGGTATTGGGGTCTGTCTTCGCAAGCTCTTCCTTGATGTCTTCGAGTACCCCCACTTCTGCTTCAAGCAGCGTGGCCTGGTATTCTTCCCAGTTTGTCATTGCGGTACTTATGACACTGGCCCTTTCCAATGCAATAAGCGTTTTACCCTGATCTCTGGCATACTCTTCGGCGGTGTGAGCCGTTGCGAGACTTGCACTAAGTAGACTATCAGCCGCGCCGGGAAGTGCCGATAGTGCCGTCTGATCCCCGGTCATGGCCTTCTGATAGACGCTCCCAAACTTCTCTGTTGCTGATGCTCGTGTGGTGCCCCTTATTTTTTCTATTGCCTCAGTAAGGGAATTGGTAATGTCTCTATACGCTTTTGCCGCCGACCGCGCCGCCGCTGCTCCATCTCTCGCTGCGGTCAGTTGTGCATTGATAGCAGTTGATGTGGTATTCGTGGCCTCGGCCAGCTTCTTAGCCCAATCCTCAGTGAGATAGATTAGTTCCTGTAAGGGCCTGAGTGTTTCATCTATAGCGGCAAGCTCCTGGCGTCTACGTGCCGCCAGTGCATCAGCCGATTTCATAAGTTGTATTTCAAGATCAAGCCGCTGCTTCGCAAGGTCTTCTGTTTGCTTCGCAAGGTCTTCTGTTTGCCGTTCCGTTTCTTTGGCCAGGTCTTCAATGGTTGAGTAATACGTGTCAGCGGATTCTGCTAACATCATCATGGTTACATACGCCTCACGCCCCGCCGCCGTGTTAAGGTTAAGTGCTCCCACCATTGCCCTATATCCCTCACGGGTATCAGGTAAAGTTTTACCCACATCTTCCAGCGCCCCTGCAAGTTGGCCCTGTAAGCGTGTCTGTTTTTCGGCGTCCGTGAAAAACTTGTCATAGTACATCTCTGAGGCATTTCGGACGTTTTCAAGATTACCAGCGAGATAGATCAAATCTTCAGCCAGTGCCACGGCCTGCCGCGCCGTTCCTATATATGCCTTGCCGACCATTGACAGGGTATCAAGCACAACCTCTTTATCAACCAATAGCCTCATGGCGGTCTCGTAAAGCCCTTCGCCGATTTTCTGATATTGCATGACCAGACCGCCAAAAAGAGATGCTACGGCCTGATCTGATATCTGATTAATCCAGGCAGATATTTTCTCGTTTACCTGTTCAGCGGTGCCCTCAAGGTCTCCGATGTCTGGAAATTCAAAGACATATCCGAGCACTCTATTCATGTCCCCGCCAAGCCCTTCACCGAGAGATACGAGGGTTTGACTGAGATTCTTGAATACCAGTGTAAATGTTGATGCTACGGCTTCATCGAGTTTGCCGTATTGCATCAGGTAGGTGTAGGTGTCATCACCAAACCACCCACCGTCTTCGGCTACGCGAACCCCCCGCGCGGTGCGCCCGGCCATTTTTATGCCGTCTATAAGTTCCTTGATGCTGACCTTATCAAGTTGCACAGCTACGCCGGTATAACGATAAGAGGTTTCCCCGCCAAACATTTTACTGGCTATTGTTCCCGCGAGGTTTTCGGCCATGCCGAAGAGACCCTTGAACATATCTCCTATAACCGGTATTTGCTCAAGCACTTTACTACCGAAAGCCGTCGCGCTGAACATCTCTGCTGCGGATTTAACCAGGTCTTTCATTGTCCCTTCAAGTGCTGTAAACGTTGTCATCCCCGCCGCTGTGATTCCCCCGGTCATGATGATATTTCTCACCAAGCCGGTGATATTACTATTCAGGTCACGCATCTCATTGTAGATGCCATGCAGTTCCCTATACTCCATGTCGTAGGTATCCTGCATGAGTTCCCAGGACTTCGAGATTGATTCTGAGGCGGTGCCGTTTTCTGCGCCGAGGACTGTGGATTTTGGAAGAACGTCAGGTATTGCTACCGATGCCTCTGATCCCCCGCCAAAGGCAATACCCGCTGCGCCCAATACTGCCGCCATGATTGCCGTCATAGCTGCTACCATGGCAAACCCGGCACCGGGTACGGCCCCTTGGGCTGCTATTGATGCCGCTGCGCCTGTGATAGCCGTTGACGTGTTGGCACTATTCACAGCGGTTCCCGCCGTTGCCGCCGCGCCTGATGTGGCCATATAACCCGCAAGTATTTGAACGTTCTTCCAGACCACCATAGCAAGTTCAGCAATCTGCATCGCCTTCTTTGCATCCTGCAAAGCCTTATATTCTTTGCTGTCCTTGTCGTAAAGCTGAGAGGCGTTGTCGAACATCTTTTCAAGGTTGCCAATGGACTGATTGACGTACTTCGTATTCTGGTCAAAGTTGATGGACATGGCGTCCCGCTGAGCCTGTGCCGCTTTCGCGTTGGCTGCGGTAGAACTCATGCCTTTTGCCATATCCGCTTTTTTTATGGCTTCGATAGCCGCAAGGCTAAAAGCTAAAGACTGCGCCTCCATGCCTTCAACAGCCCTGTAATAGTTCGCCTTCGATTCAAGCTGCTGGGCGTCAAAGTCCAGGCGTTTGGAGTTCAGCCATGCTTCCCGGTCAAACTCTCTGCCGGTAGCTTCAACCTTCAGCCGCTCTTGATCGGCCATGTTTTCCAACTGTGACTTATATGTCTCTTCATAAACGGCTGAAAACTGACCTGCCGCCGTTCTCATGTAATCAACGTAGATTGCCGCGTTCTTCGCCTCAAGCTCCACTCTGCGAGCGTAAGAGGCTCTTGCTACATCTTCCTTGAGCCGTTCGGCTTCTTCGTAACTTATTACATCCTTTTTCCGGTTTGTGGCTGAGTCCCAATAAGATGCAAGCTCAAGCTCAGTTATCTTGCTTAACGCCTTCTCCTCGTCCTTCTCGATCTTGGAAAGGGCCTCTGCGTTGGTGGTCCCTCGTTTGTGACTTATATCCATGAAAATCTTTTCGTATTCAGTGGCGAAGTGTTCTTGCCTTTTAAGCCGTTCTTCTTCGCTCTTGATTTCAAATTGAGTGATTTCTTTTTGTCTCTCTGCTTCGACATTGGCCGTCATTTTCGCTTTCCAGTTATCCAGAAAGCCCTTGTCTACCGGAACAGGAGTTTCACCACCTATCCCCTTGGCCTTGTCAAGAATGTCCTGATATCTCTTGTTTATGGCAATGAGTTTGTCATCCCACTTGTTCGAGGTAAGGGCGGTCTTTTCGAGTTCGGCAGTAAGAGCGCGCTGTATTTCTACCCATTCCTGTGTTGCTTTGGCTGTCTTTGGATCGGTCCTTATGGGGTTATTGACATATTTTGTTTTCTCTTCGTTGATGCCTTTATAATAGGTGTAAATCTGGCCTAACTCTCCAGCAACTTGGGTTAAATTTTTCCCCTCCGCTATTTGTTTCCCGGTTGCAGGGGACCACCCCTCACCCCTCATTGCCATGTCCATCAGGCTCTTGTCTGAGGCTTTATATCTCTCCTCAAACATCTTGTTCCATTCCTTCATCTTATCGCTCATGCCTTTATTCAGGATGGTCATAGCTGCGACATTGCCGATAGCCGTCATTGTGCCACCAATCTTGTCGAGTAGCATTCCAAGGCGGGTAAAATCCGTAATAAGCGTTACAACCCCGTCTTTTATTTTTGTGATGCTTTCCAAAAATTCCGGCTTGAACCCTTTCACCTTCCCTGTAGCCTGATCAATATCAAGGATCTTGCTCTGAATTATGGTAAGCTCATATTTAATCTGGTCAAATAACGGTTGAAAAACTCTGCTTCCTGCCATGAGCGCAATATCAGCGGTATTGCTCCATAGTCCCGCCCACGTCTTTTGTGATTCCATTCCGGCGTAAGTGTAGGCGTTGAGTTTGTCCATCAAGAAGGAATAGAGCTTGTCTGCATCTCCCTGGATTGACTTGATATCTTCCGGTCTGATGCCTAAGATTGTCGCAATACGGGAATTCTTGTCCGATATCGACCCGGTGAGTAATGCCCTCGATTCTTCCCCGAGTTGGTTCAAAAGCATTGGATCAATAGCCCCGGCTGCCTGGACCAAAGACTTTGTAAACTCAAGGACTTGTTTCTTGTCAAAACCCTTTGCAAGCGCAACGGGGAGGATTAATTGATACCCTTTTATAAGTTGGTCAAGAGTAGCTATGGTTTCAAAATTGGCCTTTTGTAGCTCAAGCATCACATTCTTAGTGTCTTGCTGTGCCGCTTTAAATGCCGCTTCTCCTTTGAGAATTTTCCCGGTCATTTCATCGACATATTTGCCCCCCGTCATGTATGCCGCTGCCATGCCAAGACCTGATGTTTCTATGGTGGACATATACCGAACCGTGTTACCGAACGTGGCATTTATCCCTTGACTCAGCACATAGTATGCCGCGTAAGCCGCCAATACTTTGCGGGTAAGCCCCGCCACGCTTGCGGAGTGGGCGTTTACTGCATTGTCCATTATTCCGTATTGCTGCCGGTTTATTTCTGCTATCCTCATGGCTTTGGCTTGCTCGGCCCTTACAATGTCGTCCGCTGTAGAGGTAGCCTTGTTTTTAATGGCGTTGTACGCAGCCATAGCCGTTTCTTTCTGAGCCTGGAACATCCTATCAGAAGAAATTCCAAGGGTCTTGAACGCCTCTTCGGACTTCGTGGCCCCCTCAACCATGCGCTTATTCAGTGCAACAAGTTTTAGCTCGGCCTTAGTAAGATCAAGGTCTACTTCCGTGAAGAGCGTACCCATAGGCTTTTCAGCCATATTATCTCCTATGCTGCCTTTTTCACTGCGTTTCGTGCCGCCATCAATGAGGCTATTTTTGGCATGGCTTTTTTAATTCCTACCCGGAAAAACGGCATTGCGCCGCCCTTCCATTGTCCATGCCCGAACTCCATTTGAACCGCCCACCATGCGTTATAGTGGCCTGCCATTATCCAGATATTACGGCTTTTAGAGTCTTTCCTTTTGACAAGGCGTATGCTTTTGACCATCTCCCCTTTGTAACGAGCCGTCCACGATTTCCCCTCATAGTCGCCTGACTTGTACGGCCCATGTTCTATCCATCGCCCATTATTTCCCCTGATGGCCGCCACAAGACTGACCTTCATTTCTTCAACGACAAGTTGACAGCACTCTTCTAAAACCTCCATGCCTTCATGTGCCAGCCCTTCAATGGTCTGTTCCGGGTGCCAATTAATCAGGTGCGCCACATCAGCCCCCTTTATTCCGTTCATTCAAGAAGTGGTGGTACACTCGCAAGACCTTTTCTGACACGTCCCGCTTGTCCTTCACGCCCACCCAATTCATAACCACGTCCAGGGCCACATAATTCAAGTCAATCTCCTTGTCCACCTCACCGTTGAAAAAGGTGATTATCTGCCGCCTGCACTTGTTGAATACCCTTGCCGCTTCCGCGTTCTCCGGCAACAGTTCCGTCTTGCAACCGTCGCAAGGGGGTTCACCTTCAACCCCCCGCTCGTTTCTCTCTCGCCACATATCGCGGCACTGGTCGCATCGTGTGAGTATCCTTCCATCTTCAAGTTCTACCCTGGATGAAGCCTCCAAATCGGAAAACTCCACCCAGGCTATCAGTTTTTTGCTGCCGCCTCCCTTGTGTCTGCGACTTCACCGTCAAGAATTTGAAAGCAACGCTGCACGAACCGCATGAACTTTGGTATCTTGATCATCTTCAGTTTGTTATCACGGGTACAAGGGATATCCTTGCCGTCTGGACCCTTCAGGTTCTTCCAACCCACAATTGCGTAATCCCATGCGTCGTCACGCTCTTTCTTTTCCTGTTCCGGGGTGAGGTCTTCCGAGTAGGCTACTCGTACCATCTGCCGTGTCTGAGGGTGAGGAACAATTTTGCTTCCCTTCTTGCGGGCCGCTATGTGCTCTTCCCAAAACGGTCCCATAACGCGAATGCAAAATTCTTCCTTAGAGTCCTCGGAAGGGGGATCATAAATAATCTCCCCTGTCTGTTGGTCAGGGCGTGAGTCAAAGAACTGAAACCAATCTCCCTGCTCTGTTTTTTCGAGGTTCCACATAAGCCCCTCCTTACGTCAAGTACATGAAGGCGCCGGATACTTTGCCCTCAAAACTTGTCTTGGCTACGCCGTTACGGTCGGCTTCGACCTTGCCCGCCTGAGTCATCAGGATATTACCGCTGGTCCCTACATGCAGATACGAGGTGGAGTTGATCCAGAGCAAAAGCCCGGAAGTTGCATCGCCGGTCAGTTTCGTCCCGTTCTCCACGCAAGTTCTAAGCGTATTCTGCTGCGGGTCCGTAGGGTCATAGGACACATCGGAAAGACTGATTGTCCCTCCGTCAGCCGATGCAAACTCAAAGATGTCGATATCAACTCCGAATTCGGATACGTCAACGGTTTTGCGGGTCACGCCGGAAATGGAATATTTACCCGCTCCGAGAATCTTGCTTGTAGCCCCAAGAGTCGCCTTCTGGAAACTGCCCGATAATGTAGTTGCTCTGTCTGCCATTTTATTGCCTCCTAAATCGTTTTTGTGTGACAAAAAAAGGCGAGCCCGGATTTCTCCAAGTTCGCCTTTGTGCTCGTGTTCTGATTGAGCTTTAAGCCATATATGGTGTTATTGTTTTAAAAGTGCCAGTAGCCTCCTTTTAATGCCTTCGAGCTGCTTCAATGCTTCGATGATCTCTTTCTTGATCTCGTCAGTCATTGTCCTGTTGATCTATCCTCAATGCCTGTTTTGCCGCCTGTGCTGATTTGCAAGCCCGATAAAGTTTGTTCGTTGCTCCGTTCACTATCATGGTGGTCAAATGACCTACTTCAACGGACGGGTCCACAAATATCTTGTATCCTGCCGCTTTCAATTTCTGACAGAACCCGATATCCTCGCCGATAACCCCGCCGTCCTCCCGCTGCTGAAATTCAAACCACGGGTAAGGTATCTTGCGAAAGACTTCCATGTTATACATCAGACAACCGCCGCCAGTGGCGTCAACCTCAACAAGTTTATCCTCTTCCCATTCGTCAACGCTTTCATAGCCCCTTGTCCTTTCGTCAATCTCATTTATCTTGAGCATGAGGCTGTCAAAGGGAGGGTAACGCCGGTGGACCCTTGCGCCAACAACCGGTAATTTATGCGATAGGAGCCGGGTAATTGTGTTCACAGGGTAAACCTGATCCGTATCGCACATGAACAAATGGGTTGCGCCCCCTGCTATAGCGGTCTCCACAATGTTGTTTCTGAGGCCATCAACGGGACCATTGTCAGCCTGAATATAAATGAAATCAGGCTTTTCCATCATTATGAAGCTCCTGAAAAACGAAGACGGGACAGATGGAAATGTAAGGGGAACGCCGATGATAAGTTTGAAATTACTTATCTTCATGCGTTCACCGCCTGTCGTTCCCATGGATTGAAGCCCCATGTTTCGATAAGGTGATTATCATTGCGCTTGCAGAGTTCTTTATAGTCTATCCGTGCTGCCTTCATCAGATCCCCGAACGTCTGGGAGCCTTCATGGTGAACATATACGTCTTTGACAATGGCAACCCTGTATCCTGCCTTTCTCGCCCTCAAACAGAAATCAATTTCCTCGCCAGAACAAGGCCACAAGGATTCATCAAAAAGCCCGATTTCGTCAAAGAGCGCTTTCTTAAAGACCATGCAAAAGCCGATCACGAAACTTACCTCTTGAGTTTCCCCCTTATGTTCCTCTGACCATTTCTCGGCTTGTTCATTCAGTTCGTTCTCGTTCTCGTAAATGCCTACCTGTGTACGCTGCAAGCCTGCACAGTAGTTTGTCATGGGAGAGACGATGGAATAGTCATCAAGAGCTTTTGTGAGACGTGTAGCCCATCCAGGCGTGACTATAACGTCGTTATTCAAGAGGATGATGGTATCGCCATGCGCCGCCCTTATGCCCTGGTTGACGGCGACAGGGAAACCGAGATTTGATTTATTTTGGATAATTGTTGTATTCCCCTCATAATAACCGTCAAGACTTTCTTCATCCTCGTTCCCATTATCCACGATCACTATTTCAAATTCCGTTGTCACAGTTGATCGTACTGCTTTTAAACATGCTTTTGTCATCTCTTCTTGATGGTAAACTGGTATCACTATCGAAATCATCTTTCTCCTTTCTTCCCATCGTTCGGGTTCGTAGTAGTTGAAGAGAGCAAACAGGTCTGGCCTGTAGGCTATCTGTTCCCCGTGTTCTTTGTGGTGACATATCAATTCCCCATCCCAATTATGGGATTCTTCGTTGTGAAGATGTTCCCTGAAAATCTTCCCTTTGACGAAAGACTGTTGTGCGCTTATCATGCCCACCAGAACAAACTCAGGCCGCGCATAAAGGGTATCCGTAGGGTAACGGCGTATAGGCGGTGCGTTCTCCGGAATGTTGTTCCCCCGCTTCATGGAGATAATCACGATATCGTCGTCCATCTGCTTGATTGTGTCGAACACGCCCGGTTCGTACATATCATCATCATCAGCGGTGACATAGTAATCATCGTCAATGATTCCTTCATAGGGGTTTTCTTGTTTAATCTGAATCCATTGGTTACGTTTAAATGTCCCCGGCATCATGGCTTTGCAATCTGTTGTTTTGAATCCACTTACAAAAGGTTGTATCCATAGTTCGTTTGGAAAATCTATTTTCTCATCCCTGAACATGATAGGGTGCATGACAATATTCATGGGCCGGTAGACCTCAATGAGCTTGTCTTTCAATTCCGGTCTGCTGAAAGGAATTACAAGGTGAATCTGCTTCATGCTTTTCCCTTATCTTTTACGCGGTGAATTACCCCGATTCCGTGGAGCGGAACGTCCGAGGGGTTATCAAGGAATTCCATTGCAACAACTCCCTTCACGCTTTTCATACCCTCCCAAAACTTGATGATATCCGGGCATGTCGTTTCCTGAATGTCATGGAACATACAAATTTTAGATTGTTTGCCGGTGTTGTTGTAATCCCGCGTAACCCATTCAAGCGAGTGATCCCCGTCGATGAACACGAGGTCGAAGGTTCGGTCTTTTATCAGATCGCTCGTCACATGGGCATATCGGAACCAGTCAGAGAGTTCGGCCATTGCCTGAATGTCGGCATGGAGAAAGCCGGTCGGGTCTATCCCGAGACATTTTATATCAGGATTGAACCGCTTGAGGTATTCCGCAACAAAGAGGTAATTGCCTCCCTGGAAAACACCTATCTCACAGTAAGACTTGATTTCAAACTGGCTGAGATAGACAAGGGCCTTCGCTATCTGGTCAGGCGTCTGATATATGCCGGGAACATCCATTGACGTATTCCGAAACTGTTCCTCTTTCCCGAATACGGACGGACCCCAGGCGACAAGACCGAAAGCGCGAACAAGGTTCGCCACCACTTCAGGGTTCTTGAGACTTTCAAGGTCAAGGCTTCGAAGAAGGTTTACAACTACTGTGATGTTTTTGCTTGGCATAATTCTCCTTTCAATTCAGTGATGTTTTAATCTCAAAATCTACCCCCCAATGCCTGCAACGCTGCGTTGTCCCATCGGGAGCGGTGATATCTTCCATCATCGTGACGAGGTTCTGCTCACGCATCCAGACGAGAGTGCTGCCGGTTATCGTTAAAGAGCATTCGTCAAGCAATGTCTTCAGGTCCGCATACATGGTGGCTATTTCAAGCACACTGGAAGAGGACGAGAACAGGGAAAACTGAATAAGGGTATCGGTGTAAACCTCGGTGAATGTTTTGTCCGGTACGCCTGAGACAATCTGATAGACCACATAGGGGTATTCACAACCATCAGGGGCTTGATCAAGAAAGAGCCTACCGCCTACGTCCGAGGACAGGGAAGAGCCGGCGAATTTTCCATAGAGGGCGGTGAGAATATTAGTCATTCTTTATAATTCTCCCTGTCTGATTGTTCTTGCTTCTCATTTACAACCGGTATTTCTTTAAGCTGATACTTTTTGAATATCTGTTCTACTTTTTCCATATCTTCTTTCTGTGCGTTAAATTCAGCAGTGATGATCACTAATCCGTTACTGGGGATATCAATCTTTATGTTACGGCAATGCTCCAATCCCCACAGTTTCACCAATTCTGAGCCGAACACTCGTCCGGTTATTACCGCCATTATGCCGCCTCCCTAACTGTCAAATCCAGCCATCTCTTGCCCATCCCCTCATTCACCTCAACAGGCGGCCCGATGATCGTCATATATTTATTCCCGTCCTTTACCCGCCATGAGCTTTTGACATCGGTTCGGTAACGAATTCTGATGTTATGGGTCGCCGTCCCTGTCTCTTTCATGGCCTGGACTGCTTCGTCGCTTCTGTGGGTCGTCTTCTTTCCCCATACGGTAGCGATAGTGGCCCATGAAGTTGTGAAACCCCCTGCGCCGTCTGAGACTCGCGTGGAGGTTTGAAGGGAGAAGCGTTTATTGAGTTCGCCTATGGTGGTCAAAATTCACCCCATAAGCGGTAGGGCCACAAAATAGCGTCCACGCTTTTGTTCACCTGATAACTCCGTTGGTCCTGTGTCTGCGCCTCTCTATTACTCCAGAGGTCCGCGCAAATCATCTTAATTGCCGTGACGATGCCTCTCGGCACTGTCGAGGCCAAGGCCCCATATCCGCAGACAAACCTGATTACAATGGGATTACTGGGATAGAGGACGGATGAGGGCCAAGATTCCCCGTAAGGAAGTACAATTCTTCCATGCCCATCCCCATTCGTTTCGACAAGATAATCCGTGGTGACGACCATCGTTGTTTCCGTCCCGTCGCAATCGGTGTACTTGATATGGGTCACGCTGGCAAGGTTGCCGAAAGGGAGTTCAATGTAATCCTTATCAGAGGGGAAAGCGTCAAGGTACATATCCCAGGTCTGCGTAATGAGCGCCCTACGCGTGAAGGTCTCTACGTAATCTCGCGCTGCTGTGATAAGGGCGGTCAAAAGGTCGTCTTCAGCCGTCTCCCCTTCGTTGCACAGTATGGAGGTTCCAAATTCACAGGGCGCAAGAAGTACCTTTGACGCGGTACGGATATAGGACTTGGAGCCGGTATACTCCTTCTTGTAATCGGTGTTATCGTTGGCCGTGGTGACTTGTGTGAACGCCCCGCCCGTCCAGTTTGTCCAAGTTGTATTATCGTCCGATTCCTGAATTAAGGTATCGTTCGTACCCGTCGCCCCGTTCGTACCGCAATGAAGAAGCACTTCGGTCTGTTTTCCTACCACAGAAACGCCAGTTCCTACATGGGTCGTGTAATTGTTTGCTATGGCATGAGACCCATAAGCCAGAGATTGCGTGATGGTAAGATTATCATCAAAACTCCCGCTATCGTGGTGGAGGTGGAGCTTCAAGTCACTGAGGGAAACGGGTTCGATAGTGGGAGCGGTGTACTGGACTACTTTCATGCCGGTTTCACCTTAAGAAGATGTAATACGAGCATCATGAACGCCCCGCCGACCGCCGATCCAAGAAACATAGACGCTGCTTTCGTCCATCCCCATCTTTCCATACAACTCAACCTCTCATCCATGTTACGGAGGGTCTTAAAAACCATCCAATCACGTTGATCTTGTGATGCCCCTTCCCAGTCTTTTTCATCCAGCACAAGAAACCCGTTCGCCATAGCCCGCCGCCTATTCCACTCTGCCTACCGCAAAAATACAGACAGCCCCGGTATCTCCTGCGTCTACAACAAGTGCGGATGCAGCCGCTAAGCTCATGCCGCCTACCCCGCCAAAGTTGAATTGAAGCGAGCTATTGGCCGCCATGTTGATCGGTCCGATAAGCGCCCCTGTGACTGCCCCGCCTGTCTCTCCTTCGCCTATGGTAATGGTCTGAGCGGTTGCCCCATTGTTGATGGTCAGGTGATCTACTATGATTGACTTTCCCGAAACGCCCGCCTTGAGTTCTTCGCATCCTGAAGCGTTAGCGGAAACGCCGTTGATGATAAACCCGCTCTTTCCGGGTGAAGGTGTCGTAACTGTTATTGCCATTCTGCCCTCCTTCTCTCCTTTATTGGGGGTGCCGAGGGTAGAAGGAGTTGCTACCCCCGGCCAAGATCAGAAAGAGCTATGTTGTCGGGATTGCCAGAACGATAATTGTGACGCCTCCCGTTCCGGTCCTTGCTGCTGCTGTCGATGTAATGGTGATTGCCTTTGTTGCCGTATTGGTGAAGGCTCCGACAAAGACGGTTCCCGCTGCCAATCCGTCAGGGAATTTCGTAGCCGCCCACATTTTGTCGGGGGTGTCGGCCTCGCCAACCGTGATGATTGTCCGGGAGGTGTCACCGGTTGCAAATGCTTCATCAACGATAGCGACGACGAGACAGGCCCGGTCTTTTGTTGCATCAGCCGCCACTACGGTATGTGTGTCGGTTTCTGATTTGATGACGGAAAGAGAACCGCCCAGGCCCGCCGTTAGCAATGCGCCGACTCCCGCACCATTGGCCAGCATCGCATTGGTTACTTTACCATCTCCGATTGCGGTCACACCGGCGTTTGTCATGGTAACATCGCCGGAAACGCTCTGCATTGCCGCCGTAGTTCCATTGCCTATTAGTATTTTTCCGTCACCTTTGGCGTCAAGGGCTGCTGCTTTATTTGATGCACCGATAAAAATACTGCCCGTAGTCAAGGCAATGTCACCCGCCGCCAAAGATGCATCGGCTATCGTATTCGTTCCAAGGGCTTCAAAGGTGCTACCGGACGGGAATGTTACCTTTCGGTTTGTCCCGTCCCACGTTGCTATTATGTTTTTGTCCTTGTCGTAGAAAACAAGGTTTCCGTCTACCCATTCAGTGCTTACGTTCGCCACGGGCATGATATCACCCCCGCCTTAATCGTACAGCACTGTTTCCGGTATCTCTGCCGAGTACCGGGGTTTGCTGAATATCGCGTCGATTGAAACGTGCGTTGCCGTGTCACAGTCGGCAATCTCAACCTGTACGCAGTCGTACCCGTCTCCCAAGTCTGCCGCGTCTATCGGGATGATGTACTGTTTGCTTGCCACGGCTGCGAGGTCGAACGTGTTGCTTGAAGCTGTCCGAGGAACCATGATGTCCTCGTTTTTCTGGATGCCGTTGGCGACTGCGGTTCTGCCCGAAGTGGTGAAGGTTATAACCTCGTTGTCCACAAAGGTTGTGCCGTTGTAGCCGTAGGCAATCAGTTTGTTGCCGAGGTCTTTATAAACTACCCCTGCCCCGCCGCCTGCGCCTGTGAAAGCAGCGCCAGCCGATTCAATAACTTCATTACTTGCCCCGTCATATTCGAGGACAAAGCCCGTGCTGTAATACCGGGTGAAAGCGAGGGCCACGGTTGCCGCCGCTACCGCCGCGCTCTTGTTGAGCGTGACCGCTGCGGCCTTCCCTATCGGACCCACGTTGATACAAAGGTCTACATGACCGTAGTTTTTCATGCTGGCGATGTCAGACGAGATAGTGCTTGTCTGATCGACTGTCGGAAAGGTTAAAGGTACTTTTGTGTAATCAATATTAAGTAACATTTTCTTCTTACCTCCTTTTGGTTACGCTCTTGCGGCAAGAACGACGATAGGTGATACCGTGTTCGAGCCTTTAAACGGGGTGATTGCCGTTTTCCACCGAGGCTGTCCGTCGAAATAGTAGGTGAAACGGAAAAGCTGCTGACCGTAAACGAAATCGACATGAATGCTCATGGCTTCCTGAATGTCGCCCATGTCGGCACATACGTACTGGCTCCAATCAGCGAGAATAATATCGCCTTCCGTGCCGAGGGTTTCACACTGCTCAATTTCGACAACAGGAACACCCTTAATTCTCATGACTCCCTGTGCGTCATAGGTCACGAAGCGCGGTTCGAGGGCTCCGGTCCCTGCGGGGAGAGTGAGTTCGTCAAGCTGAGGGTTCACGTCCCGGTTGATGAACCATGCGGCGTTCGCTTTTCTGCCGGTAAACCTCGCCCACATCTTTGAGAGGTTTGTGGTGAGAACGGTTCTCGCCTTCTGGCCGGTTTCTTTGGCAATGCTGATCTTACAGTTTGAGGTAAGAGCGCCGAGGGCTTCGCCCGCTCCACTTCCACGGATTGCCAGATTTTGGCATTTGAAAGCAAACTCTTCGCCGAAAAGCTGTCTTACTTCCTGCCCGAGAAATGTCACGTTTCTCATCATCTCATCGGTTGCCGGGAAAAGGCCGGTCAATTTCTGAGGTTCAATTCTGATCTCCGCAAATTTGGTCTTGCTTGCGGTATACTCTCCGAGTTCCTTGTTTGTGTAGACCCTGATGCCGCCGCCCCTGGAACCGTCGGCCCTGGACTGCTCGTCAATGCCGATAATCTTCACGTACTGGGTTGCGGTCAACGTTCTTTTCGCCGTCCGGGGCAGAATATCGGAGTTATTAAAACCGTTGGTCATGAGCTCCGTCGATGTTTCCCCCTGAAGGAATAGCCCGCCCTCGTTTGGTGCCGCAACGGTCATGCCGCCGGTAGTTGCGGCCCGACCTTCTTTTTCGAGTGCCTTTTCCAATTTGTCAAGGCTGCGTTTCTGCGCCCTTTCTGCTCTGGATCGGGCATCCGCAACCTCTTTACTGGAAAACTGCGAGGGGTCGTGCAGGGTGCGAATGTCGAGAAGTTGTGCTCCGAGAGCGGTTGCAGGACTGCCCCGGTAAATAGGCTGGTCCTCGATGGTGATTCTGCCGTTACCGCCGTCATCAGGCGGTATTGACCGGCCTTCACCCTCTCCATAGAGGTTCTTTCTCAATTCCTCTTCTTCCTTGAAGCTGTCCCACTCCCTCTGTGCCGCCTCGATCTCTGCCTTATGCGCGGCCCTTTTTGCCAATTCCTCATCGGTCATGGCACGACCTTCTTTTTCTGCCCCCAGGCGTATGGCTTCCATTGCCCGGAAAGCTGCGTCCATGAGTTTCTGCCAACGATTCATGATGCTACCTCCTGTATTTGGTTAATTTTCCGGTACAACTCGTCTTCTTCCCGGATAAAGTTGAGGGTTGCGGCGATATCACCGGCCCTGTCCTCTCCGGGATTAGCCGGAGGATTACTCTTTTTCTGTGATTCCATGCTGCGAAGGGCTACGGATGTGTCGTTATAGGCGGCATAAGCCACATATGACACGTCGAATATCTCTTCAAGTTCCGTTATGTGCCGCGTCGCCGGTTGCGTCCAGTCTTTCGGAAAAACCCAATTATCCCCGCCATCGGCAACGGAGAACGCAAAGGACATTTCCCCGATATCTCCGCGCTCGATGGATTCAATGAGCGCATCCACAAAGGCGTTTCTTTTCGGGGGGTCTATTTCAACAGTTATGCCCTCTTCGGATTCTTTGAGGCGTAACGTCTTTGCGGATTGGCGGCCAAGAGGCAAGAGGCTGTCGCTGTTGTGACCGTAAAGGGCGCGGACATCTGACCGTTTCAGGGCTTTCGTTGCCGCTCCCACGTCGATATATTCAAAAAAGCCGATATCCTCAGACCGTTTTCCGTAAACTATCGGCATTCCGGTGAGCTTTATGGAGTCGCCTTCTTTTCGGAGTTCAACCTTAAAAACCCTCTTTTCTATCTTGTTTTCAGGCATTGTCGCCCCCTTGCGTTCCGGGCTCAGCCGGTTTCTGATTGTTTTTTATGGCGTTCAAGCCTTCCATGATGGTCTTTACGGTTTCCATTGCCCCGTTCGCCATGTAAACCTGTCCCTGCTCATCAGGTATGGGGTTCATGTTCTCTTTTTCCCTGATTTCATCGCCGTTCAGCCATCCGTTTATTTTTCCAATGGCATAAGCCGCGTATCTGCTGGCAATATCGCCCCTGAGAAGGCCCTCTACGTTGTGTTCCCAATAGTGCGTGTCACGCTCTGACGGGTCCAGAAGGGCCATGTTATACGCCTGTTCAAGCCGCACAAGCCACGATCTCAGCGTCTTCGTGACATAATCAATGGCGAATTGCTCCGCGCTGGCGTAGGTGCTTGCCTTGTCGTATTCGCCGTACATCTGAGGCGGTAGGCGGTAAATCCTCGTGCCGATATCGACATTGTTGTACTTTTTGAGTTCAAGAAATTGTGCATCTTTGAGGGGTATGGTAAGTTGCTGCATTTCCATTCCCTCTTCAAGCACCATGAGTTTGTGCATCTGGCCTAAACCAGCGTATTTATCGGTAAGAGAGTGCCGTAAATTATTGCTCCCTATTTCGGATAGCTTGCTTGGGTGTTTTACCACCACTCCGGGGTGCATCCCGTTACCGAAAAAGTTTTCGTCAAACTCCTGATAGGCCATGCCAAGCCCTACCGTTTCCCGGTGCGCCTGAATCGCTGAATAGCCCATCAGGCCGTTGAAGCCAAGCCCCGGAACGTGTAAAACCTTCTCTTTGGGGAGGGTTATTTTTTCGCCGGTTTTCGGGACAACATATTCATAGACAATTTTCCATTTATCGCTACGTTTTGGGGTTGTCCTATTGGGAATCATGGGCCACAAATACTTAATTCTGTTTATCCTGCCGCCAGTCCGTTCGATTTCTGAATAACAATTTCCCCAAGAAACAAGGTGCGCCATCATGGTTTCCCGGTAAGACATGGCCGTCATTTCGGGGTTTGGCTGAGAATGAAGGAGGGCGTACCTATAATCGTCCGTGGCTTTATCCTGACCGCCCCCCTTTCTCCGTCTGTAGAGGTGCAACGGCAATGAAGCCGAGTCCTCAGACAGAATCTTGATACAGGCCCAAACCACGGCGAGTCGCATAGCATTGAATTCTGATACGGATGTACCTGATTTAGTGGCAGTTCCCCCGGATGAACCACCAAAAAAAGAGCCGCCGGGATAATACCAAGAGTCGGCAAGGCCGCTGTTACGCTTTTCGAGAGCACCGAAGATGCTCACTGTTTCGGCCTCCCCGGAAAAGGTGCGCCCATGATGAAGAGGATAAGGCCTATGACAGTAAGGGAAATTGCAGGAGAATAAAGAAAAAGACCCGTTCCGGCAAGGATAAGACCCCCGTAGATATGGAAATCCCGTATATCAACGGGATTCCTCATTTTCAGGTATTCGAGGAGCTTTCTGATCTCACTCCCTCCAAGTTATGAGCATTCGCCCATTACTCAGAAGGTTATAAGCATATGTTCAAAACTGCAAGCCGTTTGAGGTTTAAAAAGGGGTCAAAAAGGTATGAAAAAGGGGTCAAAAAGGTATGAAAAAGGGGTCAAAAAGGTATGAAAAAGGGGTCAAAAAGGTATAACTCCGTCATCTCTTCTTCGTGGCTTCTCGATATGCCTCTACTGAAACAACGGGTTTTGTACCGTCATATTTCAAAATATTGAGACGTAACAACGCTTTTTTAGCGGTTTCCCAACTTCTCACCCGGAGAAGGGAACATATTTCTTTACGTCCACGGCATTCTATAGGCTCGTATGTCATCTTTTCTCTACCCCTCCCTTTTTCACCGCCTTTTCCTTCGGTTTCAGCTTCGGGATTTCCCGCTTATCGTTTATGGCTTTCTCTATGGGCTTCAAAATGATTTCACCTCCTGAGTCTCGTATATCGACCTTCCCCCCTTCGCCTCCGGATTCATCGCCATCAATGCCGTAGCGTTCAGCGTCGCCATAAATGGGTCAATCTTCCCGGTACCGCTCGCCTGTTTCGTGATACTAATTGCGTTGCCCTTCGGTTCTACCCTGGCATTACCCACACTCCACGCCATAATAGGCTGATCACCATGCACAAGGGTCTTTTCTGCAACCTTGCGCTCAAGGGTGATAATTGCGCCGTTGAGTTTATAGCCCTGCGGGATTCCTACTATCCTGTCATGCTCTATTGCGCCTTCCCCGCTTTCGTCGCCGCCTTCCAGCTCGTCAATGACCCCGCCCAAGCCGAGCTGGTCAACCCCGATCCGGTCGAGAAGACCTGAAGCGTCTATCTTGCGGACAATATCACCGAGTTCTTTCAAATCCTGGCCTATCTCGCTTACGATAGTCAGGTCCCCGTCTTTCTCGAAATCCCTGTATTTAGGTGCTTCGGATTTCCGGCGTTCGAGGGCTATGGGGTTAGCCCAGGCGTGGGACCAGTGGAGCCAATTACCGTTTTCAGCGTCACGGCCCAGGACGGCAAGACCGAGAAGGTCATCAAGCCCGCCGCCGTCTATGCCGACCTCGATCACTTCGGACCGTTCGAGGATGGTCTCAAGAGTGACTGTCCCGGCTGCATCTTCCCAAAATTCGGCTCCGGCCCATGCTTGCGCTCTCGCTGATACACCTATCTGAATATTCAGGTGTTTCGCAAGAAAACTCTGCATGGACGTTGCGCCTTCAATTTCTGCCTTTCCGTATTCTCGGAGGAGAAATTCTTCATCAACAGAAGCGCCCAGATTAGGGTTAGTGACATAGAAATATTTGCGATCCAGGTATTTCTTTTCATTGATGAAGTTTTTAGGGTATTCGTAAAGCACAGGAAGAAAAGCCGGATCGTCTATTTTGCCGTCCCTAACCCCACGGGCATAGTCTAGCTTATCTGCCCACACGCCCGCCGGGGCCTCATCGCTCTGCGTTGTCAGGTAGATAACAAACCCCTCCGGTCTTGCCGTAAGCCCTCCCGTGGCCTCACGGAGCATATTCAAAGCGTTGTTTCGTTTGCCAAAAAGCCAAAGCTCTTCAATCAAAACGCCTGTGCCTTTTATTCCTCCCACTGTGTCACTATCGGCGGCCACAACCTTAAGCGTTGCACCGGTATTTCTATGAGTAATCTGCCGGAAATGCTCTTGAACAAGAAACAAGTCAGATAGTTCTTCATCAGACTTGACCATATCTCGGGCAGGGTTGAAGCTATTGTTTGCGATCTCGACGGTAGGGGCCAGGATTAGAAACTCTGCCGATTCTCTGTCGTTCAAAATCAAAGCCGTCATCATGATCCCTGCCGCTCCCCCGCTCTTATCGTTCTTCTTAGAGACAAGCAGAAGAAATTCTCGAATAAGACGGCGCTTGCCTACTGGATCGTATGAACCGAAAATGGATGAAACAAAGTCAAACTGCCATTTACGACCTATCTCGCCATATGTGGGACAGCCCAAAACGTCCTTGAGGTGCAAACTCTTAAAAACAGATAGCCCGGCGGCGGCGGTTTCAGAAAATAATGGCGGGAACGCGATAAGGGATTCACCGGCGAGGATGCGGCGGTCCCAATCGGGACAGGCGGTTGACCAGATCATTTTGTGCTCCTTTTCCACGCCCGGCATATCTTACTATTCCACCATCTCTGCTTGCTTTTCACTTGAGCCTCTTTGTAGCCGCAATTTCCCGAAGTCCAATCAGTGCCGTCATAAGCGTAATGGGCGCAGCTTATACACTTTCCTTTTGTTGTTGACACGGTTGTGATTATCGACACGGTTCATTCACCTTTTTCCATGACAGCCGCAATTCTTCCGACGGTCTTTACAAAAATGGACCCCTGATGTTTCATCAACCAATATTGCAGTTGAGTGAGGTCCAAGATAGATGCATCATCCAAGTCTTTCGCATCTATCTTGCTTAAAATGGCTATGGCTTGCGCAATTTTCGATTTCATTTCACCACCATCAAGGCCCGTTGCCGGGTTCGGTCACTTCATGGCACTCAGGACACAGGCCGTTGGGAAAGCCATGTTTCATTTGAACCGTTTGGGAATGAAGCCCGGTCCACCCGCAGTCAGGATTACAACAGTCAACGATATGGTCCTCTATTTCTGCAAATTCAGGAAACTGACCGCTTTCATATTCCAGCCTGCTTCTTTCAAGGTCTTTGTCTTCAGTGAACATCACGCCTCCTTTTTCATTTCACCACCTTCAACCTATCAGACATAGGTGCAAACTTACCTCTCCCCGCCCGCTTCGCCTTCTCTTCGTCATCGTCCTTTTTGTTCCTTCCTTCTCCTTTGCGAGGGTGAATAAACGGTGCTGCCATTCCTGCAACCCTGATTCTTGTGTTTTCATCCTGATCGGGGTCGTTCATCACTTGAAGCAGATATTCCAAAGGGGTAAGGTTGAGTGCTTCGGCCTTTTTTGCATCCTGCTCTGACAATACGGGCTTTTTCTTTTCAGGAGGAGTTGCCGCCTGGATAGCCTTCTTTGTCTTTTCCTGCTTTGGTTTCTTTGGAGCCTTCACCTTCACAGGCTTGACCTTCACTTTCGGCTTGACCCCTGCTTCGGGCTTGGGGGTCCGGGGTTTGTATTTGGCGCCCTTCAAAGGGCCTGAGTTGGGGCGGTATCCTCCGCGTGACATTGGTTATTGCCTCCTTTCGCGCGCGTATATAGTAATAAAGACGCGCCTATGTATTAAGTAGTATTCTATTACTTCGCCGCAGGCTCTCCTTAAATCGGGGCGCGAAGTACGAGGGGCCGCGTTACCCCTGGGTGTCATTAAAGCCTCACATCAAGAAGGATGTAAGCAGTTCTGACAAGAGGAGCCGCGCCGATCTCTCTTACTGTTTCCCTGTCTATGCTGTAAACCATGAGGCCCGTCTTGTCTTCAAAATCTCTCAACGCCTTATAAATAATTTCTTCCGCTATGGCCTTCTCTTTTTCCATCTCTTCAATACTCATTTTGAACATTCCTCCTTTGAACATTTGAGTTTTTCATAGGCTCCTCTTTGGGGACTTGAAAGTTCAAACATATGCAAAAAATCCGCGAATGAG